CTAGCAACAAACCCAAGAAGGGGAACGATTGAACGAGAGCAAACTGCTCGCGTATCTCGCCAAGGAAATCGCCAGAGAGAGGGCCGCGCAGGCTGACTTTTTGGTGGTTGGTAGGGCAGAGAACCACGCGGAGTATCGACATGTCTGTGGTGTCATCCGAGGTCTGAATACCGCAGAACAACTTATCAACGACCTTGTGCAACGATTGGAAAACAATGACGACTGAATTTGACCTGCAGGCAATCGACCTGTCCCCCCTGCTGAACAAGCCTGCTGAAGAGAAGGCCAAACAGCTACCTGACCCCAAGACTTTCCACCTGCTGTGTGTGGTGCCGGAAGCCATGGAGGAGTATCAGGATAGCGAAGTAGGGCTGATCAAGGATTCCAAGACCATGCACTACGAGGAGGTCCTGACCCCCGTGCTGTTTGTGGTCAAGGTTGGCCCGGACGCTTACAAGGACGCTACCCGCTTCCCTAGTGGCCCTAGCTGCAAGGAAGGTGACTTTGTCATCGTCCGCCCCAATTCAGGCACTCGCCTGAAGATTCATGGCCGAGAGTTCCGAATCATCAATGATGACTCGGTCGAAGCCGTTGTGGAAGACCCGCGTGGCATCAGCCGCGCTGCCTAAGGAGTAAACATGCCGTCACCCAAGCTTGATGAATTTGAATTTCCTGACGAGAAAGAAGCCAAGGAAAAAGAGAAAGTTGCAGAGAAAGACGACGATTTTCAAATCGAAATCGAAGACGATACCCCTGTAGCCGACCGTGGCCGCAAGGCCGCACCGCCGCCGGAAGATCCTACGGAGGACGAACTAAACAGCTACGACGAGAAAGTCCAAGCCCGTATCAAAAAGTTCACCCGTGGATACCACGACGAGCGTCGCGCCAAAGAAGCGGCCTTGCGTGAGCGTGAGGCGGCTGAACAGTTTGCCAAACAGGTTTACGAAGAGAACAAACGCCTTCAGAAGCAGGTTTCTCAAGGCAGTCAGGTTTTCATCCAGCAGTCTAAAAATGCGGCCGCATCTGAACTCGAAATAGCCAAAAAGAAGTACAAAGATGCGTATGAAGCGGGTGACGCCGACAGCATTGTTGATGCGCAAGCGGACATCGCCAAGGCGACTTTAAAGATAGAGCAGACCGCGAAGCTAAAGCCTATCCAAGAGCGAGAGTTCCAACCCGCCCCCGTAGCAAAGCCTGCGGCGATAACGCCCCGTACCGAGCGTTGGCTGGAATCCAACAATGATTGGTTTGGTAAAGACGAAGAAATGACCGCTTCTGCGATGGGACTTGACAAAAAGTTGCAGCGAGAATATGGTGCGGACTATGTTGGTAGCGAAGAGTATTTCAAAACTATCGACAAAACTATGCGCAAACGATTCCCCGAACACTTCGAAAACGAAGACGGGAGCTATGAGGAAGACACGCCGCCTCGGAAAAGGGCAGAACCGGTTGACGAGGATGAAACCCCGCGCCGTGCAACACGACCCGCTGCTGTTGTAGCTCCGGCTTCACGCAGCACACCACCTAGCCGTATCAAACTGAAACAGTCTCAAGTTGCGTTGGCTCGCAGGCTTGGGATTACTCCGGAACAGTACGCGAAACAGGTTGCTTTACTTAATCGAGGTGAATGATGGATCAGCAAGTTCAAGTTAAACAAAACCGTCTGGCTCGTGAGCTGGACACTCGTCAAGTTATGGCTCGTCCTGAAGCTTGGCGTCCGCCTGAACTGCTGCCTAGCCCTGATCGCCGACCCGGTTGGTCGCATCGGTGGGTACGGGTTGCAGCTATGGGCGCTGCTGATGCCACTAACATTTCGTCTAAGTTGCGCGAAGGATATGAACCCTGCAAAGCAGAGGAGTATCCCGAGCTAATGGTGCACGCTTCCACCGAAGGTCGCTTTAAAGGCAACGTTGAGGTGGGTGGACTGTTGCTTTGCCGTATTCCAGAAGAGTTTATGACGCAACGTGCCGATCACTACGCACGGCAAAACAAAGCTCAAATGGAGTCGGTGGACAACAACTTTCTTCGTGAATCTGATCCTCGGATGCCTCTTTTCTCGGAAAAGAAGACCAAGGTCAGCTTCGGTTCTGGTTCTTAATTTGGAGTAATAAATGGCTTCTACTGCCTCCCCCTACGGCCTTCGCGCCGTTAATGAGTTGGGTGGTCTGCCTTACGCTGGCAGCACCCGTAACTTTTTGATTGACCCGGCTGGTTACAGCACTAACATCTACAACGGCACCGTTGTGTATGTAAACTCGTCCGGCTACCTCAACATCGTCACCGGCACTGGCGCTGACGGCACCACTAACTCGTTCCCCGGTTCCGGCACTTTGACCGGCGCTGTTGGCGTGTTTGTTGGCTGCTCGTACTACAACGCTCAAGGCCAGTTGATCTTCTCGCAGTACTACCCCTCCGGCACCACCGGCGTGGTTAACGCGTTTGTGATCGACGACGACCGCACCGTGTTTCAAGTGCAAGCTAACGGCTCGATGGCTCAGACCACTTTGGGCAATAACGTGTACTTCGCTAACGCGCAATCCACCAGCACCGGCTCGACCACCTACGGCAATAGCAACTTGGCCGTTTCAACCAGCTCTGTGACCACCACTGCTGCTTTCCGCATCATTGGTTTTGTCAACGGGCCAACGTCGCAAGTTGGTGATGCCTATACCGACCTGTTGGTAAAGTTCAACCCCGGCTATCACAGCTACAGCAACGCTGTTGGCGTTTAAGGAGTACTAAAAAATGGCTATCTCTCGCGCACAGCTACTTAAAGAACTCCTTCCCGGCCTGAACGCTCTGTTTGGCATGGAGTACGCTCGCTACGGCGAAGAGCACAAGGAAATCTACGAATCCGAGACCTCTGAGCGTTCCTTCGAAGAAGAAACCAAGCTCGCTGGCTTTGGCGCTGCACCTGTCAAGAACGAAGGCTCCGCCATCGCTTACGACAACGCGCAGGAAGCTTTCACTGCTCGCTACACCCACGAAACCATTGCCTTGGGCTTCTCCATCACGGAAGAAGCTGTGGAAGACAACCTGTACGACAGTCTGTCTGCCCGCTACACCAAGTCGCTGGCCCGTGCTATGGCGTACACCAAGCAGGTCAAGGCTGCTGCTATCCTGAACAACGGTTTCAACGGCTCCTACCTCGGTGGCGACGGCGTGACCCTGTTCGGTAACAACAGCTCCAGCACCCGCGTGGGCCACCCCACCGTTGGCGGCAGCGTCAACTACAACAGCCCGTCTACCCCGGTTGACCTGAACGAAACCTCGCTGGAAAACGCCACGATTCAAATCGCTGCGTGGACCGATGAGCGTGGACTGCTGATCGCCGCTAAGCCGGTTAAGCTGGTGATTCCGCCGAGCCTGATGTTCGTTGCCAAGCGTCTGCTGGACACCGAACTGCGCACCTCCACCGCCGACAACGACATCAACGCATTGAAGCAGATGGGCACCATCTCTGGTGGCTACACCGTCAACCACTTCTTGACCGACACGAACGCTTGGTTCCTGACCACGGACGTTCCTAACGGCATGAAGCACTTCGTGCGTACTCCCATGGCTACGTCCATGGACGGTGACTTTGACACCGGCAACGTGCGCTACAAGGCCCGCGAGCGTTATTCGTTCGGCTGGTCTGATCCCCTCGGCATGTGGGGTTCTTCCGGTTCGTCCTGATCTTCAGGTAGACCGTAAAAAGGGGGCTTCGGCCCCCTTTTTTTATGGAGCTTTATTTTTTTGTTTTTTCTTACGCGCTCTTTTTTCAATTCTTTCCCCACTGCGCAGTTCGTGGTGAAGGATACGGTGGCAGTTGGAGCACAGGCAGATGCATTTGGCGGCTTCCGCTAGCGCGCCGTGTATGTTGCCTCTTACAACAAAATCGTAAACGTGTCCCAGTTTTACAACACCGGGCGGGTGGTGAAAGTCCAGCACAGCGGGGTGGTCGTTTTCGCAAAACTCGCATGCGTGCATGGTTTTAAATTCTTCCCAAACCGCACGATTACGATGGTAGCTAATGTTTGAACGAGCTTTAATGGCATCTTTATTTCTTTGGTAGTACCTTTTATTTTGTTCGCTTTTAAGCTCTTTAGCTCTATTACTTATTTCCGTGCTCATGAAGTATCCTTTTGCGCCAGTACAGGGTTCTGCCCACGCCCCATGGATCGCTGGGAATGAATAGCTTGAATTCGCAGGCAATCATGTTGTTGCCGGACGCTGGGTTATCGTACGTATCGGTGACGGCCCAGTTCATCCCCATCGCCTTGGCAGTCTTGAGTCGGATGCGGATAAGTCGTTTTTGCAGCCCCTGCCCTCGAAACTCTGGCAGCACTCCCGCACGGCTAAGGTATACGCAATCGGACCAGCGCGTGGAAGGGGACATCGCGCCAAATCCGGCGTAGCGACCATCGGAAGCTATTGCAACGAACCACCATCCGGCGCGTGGTGAGAGAACAACGTCCCCCGGCAGGCAGCTCTTTTGAAGCGCCCGCAAAACAGTTTCCCAGTGTCGCTGAGACCCGTCAACTTGCCGGATGGTGTACGTCACAGGCATATTTTTAAGCGCAAAAATGACAACCAGCTTGAACAACGTACAAAAATTTCGTTGCGTTTTATTTCGGGGTTCTGTATATTGTCTCAAATCCGGGGTCATCCGGTGTTGCTGACAGGTCCCGGCCTGACGACATGCAGACAGCAGCACCCCAACTCGCATGTGAGGATCAAATGGCTCGTTCTACCTTCCAAGGCCCCGTCCGTTCGCTGGGTGGCGTCTATCAGCAAGGCCCCGCGTCTATCGTCGCTATCACGGCCAGCACCACGCTGTCGCCTGAAGTGCATGGTGGCCGCATCATCACCGTTGGCGGTACTCTGGCTTCCAACATCGTGCTGACCCTGCCGACGATCAACGTCTCCACCAACGACATTACCTCTGGCCCCGGTCAGGATCCCAACACCCTGAACAACCAAGGCGTTGTTTACACGGTCTGGATTCCCACGACCATCGCCACGTCTTCGCTGAAGATCGGCACCGACGGCACCGACAAGTATGTTGGCTCTGTTCTGTCCATCGACACCGACTCGTCCAACGTGACTGTGGGCTTTGTGCCTGCCGCCTCCAACGACTTCATCAACTTCAACGGCGGCACCACTGGTGGCGTGTTGGGTACGTGGGTGAGTATTGTGGCTGTGGCTGCCAACAAGTACATGGTGACCGGCGTTGTTCTGGGCACCGGCACTGTTGCCACCCCGTTCGCTGACTCCTAATAGGAGCACACCATGACGACGCAATATGACGTTAAGTCAACCCACCTGAACGCCTCGGGTTCCATTTTTGGTTCCCGGGCGCGCATCAAGGGGTTTGTCATCTGTGCAACTGCCAGCGTTGCTGGTACGTTGATTCTCAAAGATGGCGGCTCTGGTGGTACTACCATGATTGAGGTGGACATCCCCTCCAACTCCAACCCGAACTCTTTCTATGTTCTGGTGCCGGGTGAGGGGGTTCTCTGCTTGACCAACATCTACGCGACGATGACGAACATCGCCAGCGTCACGGTGTTCTATGGCTAAGACCCCGGCGTGGACTCGCAAGGAAGGCAAGTCAGAAAAGGGCGGCCTGAACGCGAAGGGCCGAGCCTCTTACAACGCAGCCAATCCGGGGAAACCCGGGTTGAAGGCCCCTCAACCAGAGGGCGGCAAACGCCGCGACTCTTTCTGCGCCCGGATGACTGGCATGAAGAAAAAGCTGACCAGCGAGAAGACCGCGAAAGACCCAAACTCCCGGATTAACAAAAGCCTTCGGGCTTGGAAGTGCTAAGGAGATAACATGCCAAAAGGAATTCGTGAGCCGATTCAAGAGCTTGAAGGCGGAAAAGGCTTTGGTGGTATGGGTGGTGGCGGTGGCCGCACTATGGCCGAAAGAATAGCGGAACGACGTGCTGCTGAATCAAAGGCGCTTGATACGGACTTTAAGCGTGCTATGGGCACTGTAGCTGGCACTGGATTGGCGGCTGCAACTGCGGATTACGTAGGCGACAAACTGCAAGAAAACAAGAAAAAAGAAGCGGTCGCTCGCGAAGCAGCCGCAGAACTTAAGCGTGAAGGCAACCGTACTTCTCCCGGCATGAAAAAAGGCGGCCAAGTCTCAGCTTCTCGCCGCGCTGACGGTATCGCCCAGCGGGGTAAAACCCGAGGAAAGATGCGCTGACATGACCGAGCAAACAGAGACCGTTAAAAACGTGCTGGACTTTGTGGCCGTGTTCACGGCGCTTGGCGCGTTCCTTCAGATTCTGACCCCGGTGTTTGGTTTGATCGGCGCCATCGTGGGTGTCATGCGCATCTACGAGATGGCCACTGGGAAAGAGTTCTCCACGGTTTGGCGCAGGAAAGACGATGATGCCGAGCACGAGTAAAAAACAGCACAATCTTATGGCGATGGTCGCCAATGACCCAGCCGCTGCGAAGCGAGTGGGTGTTCCTCAATCTGTCGGCCAAGATTTTATGAAGGCTGACAAGGGTCTGAAGTTTGGCAAGGGGGATTCTTCTCGCGCCGACCTACAGAAAATCAACCGCCCAAAAACCAATCAGGGCAAATCTGAACTTTTTGCAAAAGGTGGTGATATGAAAGAATCCAAGGCGATGGTTGGCAAAGAGCTGTCCTTCATGAAGAAGAAGGGTGCTCCCAAGTCCATGATGAAGCATGAGATGGCGGAAGCCGGTATGAAAAAGGGCGGCATGACCAAGATGGGTTCTGTTAAGACCGCTGCCCCCAGCAAAGACGGTGTTGCTGTCAAAGGCAAGACCAAGGGCAAGATGGTCAAGATGAACTACGGCGGGAAGTGCTAAATGGCCACCCAAGCACAACTCATGAAGGCATATCGCCCGCGCCGTCCCGGGACGACATTGGATGATGTGGTTACGCCTGAGATTCGTGCCCGCCGTGCGGCAATGGTCCAAGAGGCAAGGCAAGAGGCTAAAGACCGCGAGGATCAGGTGAAAACCGACAAAGCCTACGCAGATTCTTTGACGAGCGCTCCATTTGCTAAAGGCGGTTCCGCTTCTAGCCGCGCTGATGGCTGCTGCTCCAAAGGTAAAACGAAAGGCAGGATGGTGTAATGGCTACCAGAGCTGAAGTTAAAAATACCCGTTGGAGTAACCTCCCCGACTTCAATGAAGACGTGGTCGAGCGTAGTCGGGAAGACATTGGCAAGATGCAGAAGGGCAGAAATCCCCCTGCGCATATCAAGGGCGGTGCACTTGAGTCCGTTAAAGAGGCGGGTCGCCGAGGGGCTAACCGGCTTGGTAGCCGAGCTGGTTTGGCTGGCGCAGCGCTGCAAGGCGGCTACGAGGTTGGGCGTGCAATCGACGAAAAGACTGGTGCAGGCAAGAAGCTGGTGGATGCCACTGGCCTTGGCCGTGCTACCGATGCCGTAGTCAACAAACGCGATAAAGTCACCATGAACAAAGACGCCAAGCAGCGTCTTGAGGACTACGAGGACGCCGAAATCGCTCGCAAAGTCGATGAAGATATTGCGGGGGAAAAGGCCACCAAGCGCGAAGTTGACTACAAAAAGGGCGGCATGACTAAATCCAAAGCGTCGTCCCGCGCCGACGGTATCGCTCAGCGGGGTAAGACCCGTGGGAAGATGGTGTAACTATGATGGCCAGCCGTGGCATGGGCGCTATCGCTCCCGGCAAGATGCCCAAGGGAGTCCGTAAATCTCGGAGAGACGACACGGATTTCACGCAGTACGCTGATGGTGGTAAGGTGAACGCTGCGGGTAATTACACCAAGCCGAGCCTGCGCAAGCGGATTGTGTCTCAGGTTAAAGCTGCTGCCACGCAGGGTACTGGGGCAGGAAAATGGAGCGCCAGAAAAGCGCAGCTTGTTGCCAAGAAGTACAAGGCAGCAGGCGGGGATTACCGAGATTGAAAGCGCCGCAGCAGTCGCTCAAAGACTGGACCGCCCAGAAATGGCGGACTAAGTCCGGTAAACGGTCATCCGTGACCGGTGAGCGCTATTTGCCCGAGGCGGCAATCAAGTCTCTGAGCCCTGCTGAGTATGCGGCCACGACCCGGGCCAAGCGTGCCGGTAAGGCGGCAGGCAAGCAGTTTGTGGCACAGCCCAAAGGCATAGCTAAGAAAACAGCGAACTACAGATGACCATAGCAAGCCACATCCAAAAGCAGCTCGATATCAGTGAGCAACTGTTCGAGATGATGCGCCGCGATCACAAAGAGCGCATGAGTCAGGCACTAGTCTGGGCTGATATGAACGAGAGCCTGCTGCGTAAACTAGAAGCCCGCGACAAAGAGATCGAACGCCTCAAAGCTCTTTTAAGAGCGTATGAAACTGCGGAGAAACTGTAATGGCTGAGAAATGGATTCAGAAGGCAATCAAGAAGCCCGGAGCCCTGCGCTCTGCTCTTGGTGCCAAAGAAGGCAAGCCCATCCCCGCTGGAAAGCTAGCCAAGGCTGCCAAGGCCCCCGGTAAAATGGGTCAGCGCGCCCGTCTGGCTGAGACCCTCAAGGGCCTACGGAAGAAATAAATGAACTGGGCAGACACACTCAAGGCGGTTATCCCAATTGTCGTAATGTCTTTGGCGTGGCTGCTAGGTCAAGTCAATTCGTTTTCTGAGAGGCTGGTCAAAATTGAAGGGCAGATGCCTGCGTTGATCACCAAGGAAGGCATTCCCACGGATTCGCCTCTTTCCGCTGAAGCTCGGCACAAGCTCAAAGAGCAGATTTACACTGACATCCACGCGCTGCAAGTGAAGGTTCAGATGCTTGAAGAACGCGAGAAGATGGTAAAAAAATGACTACCTCCGGAACCTCAAGCTTTAACCTCGACCTCTCCGAGATCGTTGAGGAGGCGTTTGAGCGTTGCGGCTCAGAACTGCGCACGGGCTATGACCTGAAGACGGCGCGTCGGTCTTTGAACCTGATGTTCGCTGACTGGGCCAACCGTGGCATCAACATGTGGACGTTTGAGCAGGGCACGCAGACCCTGACTCCGGGGGTGGCAACCTACACCCTGCCCGCCGACACGGTTGATCTTCTGGAGCATGTCATCCGCACGGGCGCGGGGAACGCTGCTACGCAGGCAGACCTGACTATTACCCGTATTAGCGTTTCTACCTACGCCACGATCCCAAACAAACTCCAACAGGCCCGCCCCATTCAAATTTGGATTGAGCGCCTGAACACCCCTCAGTTCACCGTTTGGCCCACCCCAGACAGCTCGCAGACCTATCAGTTGGTCTACTGGCGGCTGCGCCGCATCCAAGACGCGGGAAATGGCACCAACACCATGGACATGCCTTTCCGCTTCATCCCGTGCATGGTTGCCGGGCTGGCCTACTATCTGTCGATGAAGGTCACGGGAGCCGAGGCGCGTATGCCCGTGCTGAAGCAGCAATACGATGAAGCGTGGGCGCTGGCGTCTGAGGAAGACCGTGAGAAGGCTGCTGTGCGGTTCGTGCCCCGCCGTTCGTATATTGGAAGCGGTACCTAAGTGGCTAACCGATTCGCGTCAGGTAAGAATGCGATTGCCATGTGTGATCGTTGCGGGCAGCGCTTTAAGCTAACCGAACTCAAGACTGAGATCATCAAGACCAAGCGGTATCAACTGCTGGTCTGCCGCGAATGTTGGGACCCTGACCACCCGCAGCTTCAGTTGGGCATGTACCCTGTGGATGACCCGCAGGGGCTAAGAAATCCCCGCCCTGACAGTACGTATCAGATTGCTGGTACAGGTCCTGATGGTTACACTACGGGGGGTAGTAGGATCATTCAGTGGGGATGGAATCCTGTAGGTGGATCATCGTTCTTTGATGCGGCGCTGACACCTAATAACCTAGTGTTGTCGGTACAAATTGGCACGGTAACGGTTGCAACGACGTAAGGAGTCGATCATGGATAGGAAAGAAGTCAAGGCTATCGCCGACACTGAGGTGAAGGCTCACGAGAAGCGTTTGCACCCCGGTGCCAAGAAGATGAAGGCCGGTGGCAAGACCAACGCCGACATGCTCAAGTACGGACGCAACATGGCCAAGGTCATGAATCAGCGCAGCTCTGGTCGCGGAGGCTAAGATGGCTAAATTCAGCAAGAAAGTTGACGGCAAAGAAATTGGCGATGCCAGCGTCTACGCTCAGCCCCACACGATGTCTGGCAAACCGCTGAAGGCTAAAGAAGCTGGCACCATGCCGGTCAAGGAAGCTTTGAAGGCAAACGTCTCTGTTGCTAACGAGCGTTCGAACGAGTATCCCGGCGTGAAGACCTCGGGTATCAAGATTCGCGGCACCGGCGCGGCTACCAAGGGCGTGATGGCTAGAGGGCCTCTTGCGTAACCATGAATACGCCCGTTGCGATCTACAAAATTGTCTGTTGCTAGGGCTAAAACAGCATGAACTACGCCGCGTTGGTTACCGCTATTCAGGACTACACTGAGAACACGTTCAATTACTCGACGACGCCGTCGATCATCAACACGTTTATCAAGCAGGCCGAGCAGCGCATCTACAACACGGTTCAGTTCCCGACCCTGCGTAAGAACGTAACGGGCGCAGTGACAACTGCCAATAAGTACTTGTCTTGCCCAGATGACTTTCTTGCTGTGTACTCCATGGCGGTGATTGACGCCACTGGGGCGTATGAGTACTTGCTCAACAAAGACGTGAGCTTCATCCGTCAGGCGTACCCCAACCCAACCACAAGCGTTGGCATTCCCAAGTACTACGCGCTCTTTGGCCCGACGGTGTCGGGCGCAGTGATCTCTGATGAGTTGTCATTTATTGTCGGCCCTACGCCGGATGCCAACTATTTTGTCGAGCTTCACTACTATTACTACCCAGAGTCGATTACGACGGCTGCTGACGGGCAGACTTGGCTAGGCGATAACTTCGATACCGTTCTGTTGTACGGAGCGCTTGTTGAAGCCTACACCTACATGAAGGGTGAGAACGACATGATGGCCCTGTACTCTCAGCGGTACAGCGAGGCCCTTTCTCAAGCCAAGCGTCTGGGTGATGGTCTGGAGCGTAGCGATGCTTATCGCAGCGGGCAGGCTCGCATGGCCCCGCTACCTCAGAATAGTGGGGTTCAGTAATGGCGTTTGTAGGTAATGCCGCGTGTGACTCGTTTAGGCTCGGCGGCTTCAATGCCGGGTTTAACTTTGCCACTGACTCGCTTCGCATCGCGCTGTACA